CAGAATTCCTAATTCTTTATCAAGAGCGATGAATGTATATTTCTTGAAAGGCAATTTATAGTCATCAGATGAAGCTAGCTTTTCAATTAATTTCCACCACCACGCATATGAAATAACTCCGAACTGCGATTCCATTGCTACTATCTTAGGATCATTACTGGCATTTACATCGTGGCTGAAGTAATATACATCCTTAGCCATCTATTACTCCTCGTCTGCAAATAAAGCCCCTTGTGCACGTTTACCAGCAATAAACCTTACACATTCATCTATTAAGTCTTGCACTGAAATAGCGAATGTACGGTCTGTATATTCTACCGGCAACCAATCAGTCTTGAATTTCAGTTCATCAGTAGAGTTTGCATCTTGTATAATGCCTTCAACGCTGACTTTCTCTACCACATCCTCGATAACGCCATATTTAAACTTGAATGACCGTACGACAAACGGGATGTTAAACTCCTCCAGGAATTCAAAGTTCTTTTTCATAATAGCCTGTAGTCGGCTGAAAGCTTGCATGAGTTCAGGTCGTGGATCATCTTTAGATTTAATGGTAAAGACATCTGTCAGTCCTGTAGCAGATGGTTTCTGATAGGCAATATTGATATCGTTATCTGTAATTTGAATAGATTTAACAATCATAATGGGCTCCTTTCTTGTTCTACGACTACATATTTACCGGTGGCAGCTTCAACAGCTTGCTTAAACATAGCTGCATCAGAGTTTTCATCGGATAAATGAAGTAGTCGAATGTCCTGGCACTTAGTAAGGTCCATAGACTTTAGAAATTTAATAACATTCTCTAACGAAAAATGGGATTGAATTAATCGTTCCATGCGTTTCTCATGTAGGCATCCATCGTCAACGCGTTGGTTTAGGATTTCATATGAATGATTACACTCGACCATAATGTGATTCACATCTTTAAACGTGTACCGACAATAATAGGTGTCGGTAATATATAAGAGTTTCTCTTCACCGTCAGAAATCAAAAAACCAACATTAGGAACATCATGCTCTAATTCAAATGGTAAAATAGTAAAATTACCAACAGAAAATTGAATCTTAGGCGTTATATAGACCACTTTATGATGTCCAGCAACATAGATAGCCTCAGCTGTGTCTTTTAGCATGTACACGCGATGTCCGAGTTTTAATAAGTCAGAAACGGCCTTGCAATGGTCTCCATGTTGATGAGTCACTAATACACCGCATAGATGCACAAAATTAAATCGACAATACCGCTGTATGTCTTTAAATGCTAATCCTGCATCTAGTAATAATTCATCCCCATTAGTTGAGGTTTTGATTCGGTAGCAGTTCCCTTTTGAGCTACTACCAAATGCTTGAATACTAATCACAATTAATCACCAAACATATTGACGACTTCGCCTGTTTCAGGATCTACGAATTCATTCGTAGGAGTAGGCTCAATATCGATTACTTCGCTATTAGCATTCTTTTCTATTGTTTCTGCAACTACATCTGCAGTATCAACAACCTTGCCTTCAACATCGATAATTTCATCTGCAGTCTGTAGTCCCATACTAATTTCCGGGGCTGTAGTTCTAATCAACCAAGCTGCTGCCCTGTAGCGTAACATTTGGTCCGGCATCGTTTTCCATTTACTACCTTTTTTATCGTACCAACCTTCTTGCTTTGCTAGTGCGATAGTTACTTCAGGGCCCGCTATAATTTCATCGCTCCCTTTTTCTCGAGTATAAGCGACAATGCCTTGGCTATCGGTTCCTCTTTCTCCAGTTGGTCTATATTTAATAGCTTCAAACCGTCCACATTGATTAAACGTGGCAATTAAAAATTTAGAGGACCAACCAGGATTTCCATATACGATATATAAGTTTTGCATCACCATTAATGGGCTAGCGTTCATTCGCGTTGCCATTTCCAAAGCGATAATAGCGTTCCCCATATTCTGTTCCCCTTGAAATTGTTGCGGAACTAGCGTGGAATGTGTAAACATTTTCGCTTGTCGTTGTAGCAATTCAAACCCCTCTGCAGATTGAAAACCAGGTAGATTAGTATTGCTTCTTGTTACTACTTCATTTGCCATTGTGTGCCTCCTATGCTACGTCTTCACATACAGCGTGAATGTTTAATTTTGTTAAGATACTATGAATTTCTAAGCGGCCTTTTTGTGTCCACTTAGTCGTGATTTTTGAATCTAGGCGACCATCACTTCTGCAGAATGTAAAGGTTTCTGATTTGGTGAAACCTTTCGCCATATGTTGCTTGTACAGAATCCATTGATCACCAACCTTACGTTGTAGACCAGCTTCATGCAAAATTTTATTTAACTCTTGAGCACTAAGGCCATAGTCTGCTGCAATTTGAGTAATCGCTAAACAGGATTTACTTGAGAGAATTTTATCTACGTAATCCTTAACCGGTTTAAACTCCGCAATCTGCTGTTCTTGTTGTGCTACAATTGCTTTCGTTGCATTATGTGATTCTACCTCATCAGCATATGCTCTAAGGGCTTCAGGCAATGTCTGCGGAATCACCATAGAATAAGAACCAGTTTTTCTAATAGCTGGGATTACATCATGCGTAATCCAACGCTTGAATTCTTTGGCTTCAGGTTTTCGACTTGAAAGCACCAGGCTATATAACCCATATTCATTTACAGTCAATAAATTCTGATTGCCTCCAGGGGTAGGAATTGAATTCGTACCCTTTTCATCTTCATCTAAACGCCCTACAGCTTTAGATGTATCATTAATGCCTAAACATTCGCATACATCTTTTGCTACAAACCACACTTCATTGTCTAACTCCTGAACTCTAACTTGCCCAAAAGAAATGTTATTGAAAACTTGCAATTCGTCCATATTTACACCTCCTTAACCACTAATTGTGGTTCTGATTCATCAACGATTAACTTAATAGTTTGACTATTAACAGGAACAATTTCAGTCACAGCTTCAGCGTTATCAATAAACACGGGAGCATTCACTTTGAAATAGCTAGTTAATGCGTTGATGATATCAAGGCCTACATTAATACGTGCAGCGTTATTCATGCTGCGATACGGAACCCCTTTATAGGTGGTTTCGCAACATTCCTCAACGTTGCCGTTCAACATAACATTAAACATCTTGAATCGTGCTAGTTTGAATCTCGAGTTAATAACATCTTCCAGCATATTGACCTTGGCCTTAACGAATTCATCCATCAGATAAGAGGCTTCATCGAGCTTTGATTTTTCTGCTGCTAATTCAGCCTGTTGACTTTCTAGCTCTGCTACACGAGTATCAATCCGTTTAGCCTCTTCGTATTTATTTAATTCAGTTTCAAGGTTATTGCGGTGTTCTTTCGTTGTAGCAATACGTTTGTCTATGTCTGCAATTTCTTCAGAGTGATCTGTGTTAGATTCATCGAGTTTCATCTGCAACATAAACTCTTCTGCTTTTAAATCAGCATATATAGAATCATCATCAAGCACTGGTGCTGTTAGCTGTCCAATCTCATCAGTTATGGTTTGTTTGACGAGCTCTTTCGCCTTTATAAGAGCCTCTAGCGTTTCAACAGGCTCTAAGCCGGCATCTCGTTTTTTAATATTCTCAATGTCTTGTTGCTTTAGTTCAATAGACTGATTAAGTTCTTCTAATTGCTTAGATTTTCTAAGGTTAAACTTCGTTTCAGCTTTTTCACGTGCGGCTTGAATTTGCTCTGCAGGAAGTTTTTGTCCGCAGGTCGGGCAAGCCTCATCGATATCCATTACAAATGCATCCTCGTTGACCTGCTGACGTTGATGCATCAGCTCGTCAATAACACTCTCGATACGTTGAATATCCCTATTTGATGTATCAAGGCGATGCTTGGTGCTCTCAACCTTAGAAGATAGATTGTTAAGTTCAGAAACAACCATATCGTATTCATTCGACTTTAATGCAGATTGTTTTTTATATTCCATCTGCAGTTCACTTTCACGAGCCATCAATCGACGTTGTACATCTCTAAGCTCCGCTCTAGTATCAACAACCGCATGTCCATTCACTAATAATGCTTTGTCTGCCTCTAGAGTTTCTAGCGTTGTAGTTGCTAAGCTAATCTCCTGAATAAGAACGTCTCGAGGAGTATCAATCGTAGGTTTCCCGCGCAAGGCCTCATCAATTCGAACTGGAATCATATCTAGCTCTTTATTGATGGCGGTTTTCTTAGCAGCTACTACCTTTCGATGATCGTCTACACTATGACCTGATAAGATATCAGTTAATGCTTTTAGTTCACTATATTCTGCGATAACATCCTCATCTGAAATATCTCCGCACATCTCCAGTAGTAGCTTTCTGCGGTTCTGCCAGGAATATGTTTCATTGAAGTACAACGGATTAGTAATTAATTTGAAAATATTTTCATCAACTAATGAGTTTACAATCTCCTTATATTCCTTTTCTTTTTTAGGAACGCCATCAACAAAGTAGTCTGTCGTATGACCTGTGAGGGTAACTTCGCCACCACGAGGGGATGAATATTTTTCACGATACACACGCTTAAGTTCAACTGTGCCCCCTTCGTCCAAAGTAAAGGTTCCTGTTACTTCATGATTAACTTTAGGGATAGGTTCGCCCCCATCCAATGTTTTGATTTCAAAATCAGCCCTATCTAGGCTATCTTTGCCGAATAGTAACCAACACACAGAGTCAAATACAGTCGTCTTACCGGTAGCATTATCTCCACGGATAATAACATCACCGTTGAAATTTATAGTAAAGGCTTTCAAGCCTTTAAAATTTAGTAATTCTAATTTTGTGAGTTTCATAGTGATCTCCTATACAACATTAGCGTCCACATCAATGGTATGAGGTTCAATCTTCAAACGATTGGCCCATTTCATCACTGTAGAGTGAATTTTATTGTCTTTTTTTAGTTGTGCATTCGCGAATAACTTCGCTTGTACTAAATGATTAAATTTAGGTTGACCCTTTTTAACCTTATTACCAGTGGCTAACTCTAGGCATGCAATAGGATTCATATCATCATCCGTGACAACCACAATTGCTGCTTGCCCTTGAATAACACGGTCACGATATGAACCTACACAGTTCTTCAATCGCTTTCCATATGTCATTAAATCAGCTGCAGTTTGTGGCACCATAAAGTGCAGCCCATTCATATCAGCTTGTAATTGAGGTTGAGCAGGCAATATTACATCTCCATATTCCTGCTTGTTGAATATGTTGATTACTTCGTCATGGAAGTTCTTCAACTTGAATCGTTTCTTCCATAATGCCTCTTGGTATTTTGGCTCGAGTTTTGCGTGCATATCCACACAATCTTCTATAACGCGAATGTCCTCACCTAATAGCCAACGTAATATGGTAGGTTCACCGCACCTGTTAATTAGTTGTTGCCACATAAACGTTGCATGTGGGCTTTTTAGCTTCATCGCCTTACGTACATCATTGGCATTGTGGGCCTTACCAAAATATGGGTCCGTACCTTCATGCCTACTACGCTGTAATGTGAGTATAGTGCGTCTACAATTCTCATCGTTAAAAAGATTAAGGACATCAGACATGTATACGCTCAACGGATCATCAACCATACGCTTCCGCAAGGCTCTACTGTTAGGAGCCTTATATGATTGTCTAAGCGCTGCTTGAAAATTCATACCTTTTCTTGTAGCCACTAACACATCATCTTCAAAAGGGATATTTGTATATCGATATAAGCAGTAAGCATTAGTCCAATATACATATTGTTTCATCAAGCTAACAATGCTAGGCATATCAGGTGCCGATAGCTTCAGAATCATATTGAGCAGCATCGTAAAATGGTAACCGTTTTCTTCTGTAGCGCCAGGTGCTACATATACATCCTTTGTTCCATATCCGTAAGTTTCCTTCAATCGTTTTTCAAACATTAGCCGTAACGCCTTGAATGTTTTGTTTAAATACTTCCTGTTAAAATCTGTCATGGCGTATGAATCACCAAAGAATTTCAGTACCGGCATAATCTCGTTCTCACGAATATAGTCAACAGTCAGTTCATGATGAATTCTAAACCTATCAATAAATGTAGCCTTACGTTTCTTAAAGTCGAATCGCAATGTTTCTGTACACATCCCTAAGTCATTTTTTCTGCCATCAAAGAAAAGCTGGATAGCTTGATATCGAATCTTCAAATCTAGGAAGTGCTTATAATTGATAACTTCGACATAAGCCGATACAGGATATACGCTCTCATCATTTATAGAGAAGTAAATTTTATGATCATAAGGATTAGAAGATGCTCGACAATTTGGACAGGTATAGTATTTCGAACCGGTAACATATCCATTCTGATATGAATATCTACGTTGCCAGCTGCCTCCAAACGTAAATCCACAATCGATATGGTGTATAGTTGTATATTCAGCACCGTAAGGAGCCTCTAGGATTACGCTATCGAACATTTTGTGAATATAGGTACTGGATACAATCTCCACAGTGAATACCTCCTTTAATCACCAAACATAGCGAATAGGTCTTCTGCTTCCTTCTCTTCAACAGGTGCAGGCTCTACTTCTATCACTGGCTTTGGTTCTTCTTTAGGCTTAGACTTTTTAGCCGTAGTCTTTGCTTTCTTGCTTTTAGTTTCAGCTTCCTCCGCTTTAGGCTCTTCCTTTTGCTTCTTAGTAGGTTCTACGATTTCACAAGCCTTTACAATAGCATTGGATGCTTTCATGACACCCTCGGTATACGCGATACCAGCTTCGTATTCTTCGGCATTAAGAGGGTCAAGTTCAATTGCTTTATGTAATGTATCCAATGCCTTTTTACAGATATCAGCTTGTGCTTTAAATTGTTGCTTAGACATATTATTCCTCCCCTGCCATGATAGATTTCAAATCAGTGATAAGATCATCTGTTAATGAGTCACTAGATGGACGAGTAACACCATGCTTGCCAAAAATTGCAAGTGCTTTTTTTGCT